TTGCCATAATGTATTAGTAATGATTTGCGGTGCGGTTGTGTTCCAAAGGCTCATCTTCTTCATCTGAGTGCAAAGGAATAAAACCACCTTGTCTAAATCTTAACAGAGCTTGCGTAGTGCTATCAACTAAATCGTCATGTTCCATATTAGGAAAACCTGCGAATTGCTCAACTACTTCTTCTGCCCATCTGGTTTCTGGTGCGTGTACCACTCCAGAAGCAAATAGGTCTGAAACTGCGTTTACTCTTGATATCTTATCGTTACCCCTGCTTGGAGTATATTCTTGCACAGGAATACCCATAGCTCTTAATTCAAAGATTAATGGCATTCCAGCTGCTTTTGCTTCAACAATGAAAGCATCAGGCGAATAAGCTTTATACTTTTCCATCGCCATTTTCTTTAATTCTGGAAACTCTAGACGTTCTTGATAGGCATCTAGCAGTATTACATTGGGTACAACCATACCCTCGTCATCTTCTTTGTAGAACACACCCCATGTTGTACAAGCAGAAAAGTCAGCTCTTTGATTTTTCATAAAGGCTGTATCCCAAGATTGAATAACAAACTCACATTGTGGGGGTTCTTTACCTTCCCAAACCTGCCACCAATCCCTTTTGACTAAAGCACCTTCTTCAGAAGTAGGGTCTTGCTGGTATTGAGCCATCCATTTGCTATTGGGTAATTCAGCTCGTAACGCTTCGAGTTCATCCATTTTCCAGAACTCACCCCATAAAGGCTTACCAGAGGGCAAAATAGCAGGCAGTTCTATAACTTCCCATTGGTCTGCACCACCTCGCTTTATGCTAGCATCGACTACTTGTCCAGTTAAATCTTTATTATGCCACCTTGTCATCACAACTACGATGGCACCATTCGGTTGCAAACGCTGTCTAGGACCAGAGGTATACCATTCGTAAGTCCTGTTAAAGACGTTGATATCAGCACTAGCACCTTCTTGCTCAGAATGTGGGTCATCGATTATCAATAAATCCGCACCTTTACCAGTTACAGCACCACCAACACCTATCGCAAAGTAATCGCCACCTTGATTGGTATTCCAACGACCTGCTGCTTTGCTATCAGATTGCAAGCTAACATTAGGAAATACTCGTTTAAAATCATCACTATTTACTAGGTTTCTGACCTTTCGACCAAATCCCACTGCTAATTCAGCAGTGTGAGCAGTCTGAATAATCTTCTTATCTGGATATTTACCTAAAAACCACGCAGGAAGCAAATAAGAGGCGAACTCACTCTTGGTGTGTCTAGGTGGCATATTGATAATTAAACGCTTTAAATCGCCCTTAGCGACCCTCTCAAAGGCATTAGCCATTATTTCATGGTGATGACCATGTATAAAAGCCGACCACATCTCGCCAACAAAGTTTAAAAAGTCTTTTTGGCAGTTTTCTCTGGCTTTGGCTTGCTCTAATTCTTCTAACAGAGCTAATAATTCTTGTTGTTGGTCGCCAGATAAGTTTTTTACTTGGCTTAAAATAGATTTATCCATGTTTTTTCAAGGCTCTTCGCCATAAAACGAAGAAAAGCAAGATTAAAGCAGGCTGAATAACCACAAATATCACTAAATTCGCTAGGTTATACCCCATACCAGTTACATTTCCGATAACCTGTAAAATATAAACACAGATATCAAAAATTAAATCAATATATTCTTGCATAAGCCGTTTATATACTTAATAAGTAAATACCATATAAATTTAAAAATTTACTCAGTACCTAATGGTTGGCACCCAATGAGTATTTACTACCTATTTGGTATGTACTAGGTATATATATCTACAGACTTTACAATATTGCACCCTCTTCACAAAAAAAGCAACAAAAAAATGTAAAATATTATGGGGGGTACTAGGATTCCTAAGCCTTTTTCTATAAAAAACCTATATTTAGTGCAAAAATGCTAGCAAAACGCTATAAAATAGGGGGTGTATTGAAAAAATAGGGGTTATAGTGAGCAAATCACTATGTATATATAGATAGTTAGGTACTTGACAGTAGAAAAGGGGGTATGGGGTCTCAGTAGTCCTGTGGTTTGGTTGCGGAAAAGGGGGGTTCTTTCTAGGTTTTAGGCTCTTCCTTCTGCAATAGGCTCAGTATCTTCTCTTCTATCTCCTCCGCTATGTCTTCGCTTGGTCTAGTGTCCTTTATCTCTACTGTATCGCTAAAGAGGTTTACTGTTTTTCCCAATAGAGACAATGCGGATATCCTTGCCGAGTCTGAATCTGCTTCTTGGCTCTCCTTCATAAGTCTTTCTAGAACATAACTCCTTGTTCGTACAGAAGAAGCCACTGTTGATGCTTCTTTTCTCTCTAACCCCTTCCTAATTGCTAGGATAAGTTTAGGGTTACTCATTAGCCTACTGCAATCAACGTGGGCGTGTTTTGGGATTGCTCCTGTCTTGGTTCTAGCCACGTCATAAACTTTCATATAGCAATCAATATGAGTGTCCAACTTACCCTTAACTATTTCATGTACGAAGGCTCTTTGTTTGGCGGTAAGTTCACGTTCTTTTTTTACGATTTTGAGTTCAGGTTTTTTTGATTGCGTCATGCAAGATATTATCTGTCACTAGTGAAATAAATACTATGCTCACAAAGTGCTATCAAATAATATGCTCTTGATGTTGTGTTCTGGTGTGTCTTGTGTTTATAATTACTGCATGGACAGACAACAGCGACTTTTGACCCTCCCTTTATTAAGGGTCTTTCGTCATGCAATATGCGAATTAAAGTGTCATTTGTTGCAAGTCGGCTCACAGCGATTGTCCTAAAACAGTGAGGGTTCTCTAGGTCTGCAACGAGCAGGGTACGATGAACAATACAGGTCGAGCATAAGCCATGAAGCCTGTAATCCCTTTTGCGGTTTAGTAGTGACGTTTGGAATAATTACTGCGATTGGGAGACTCCCTCCAGAGTCCACGAATTAACGTGCTGAATGAGAATCCTAATTATGGGGTTCAAGAAACTAACTAATGGAGGGTACGATGTTTAAATTGCATCATACAAAATACAAAAATAATTATAAAAAATACATCTTGGAATGTTTAAAAACTGAGGATGTTTTTATAGATAAAAAACCAACTGACGAGGAATTAATTAATTATTTATTTGATAGATTCTATTATGAGTATGGTTTTTCAATAGAGAGACAAGGAAAACAAAAAGCTTTGGCTAATTGGTTGCAAGGATTAGCAATCTCAATTCCTTTTACCTATCACGAAATTATAGAATTAGCGGTTGAGATGGGTTCGATTGATGCGAACCCTAGTGAAAAACTTGCTCAAAAAGTATGTGATAACTATTGGTCTTTTATGGCTAATATTATTCTTTCTTTTGAACCTGTGAAACAAGGAGGAAAATAAGCATGAAATGGTTGAATAAAATTGATATGTGGGTTGCAGAAAATCCACTTAAATATCACTTATATACAAAAATGCCATTAGTGATATTGGTGTGTTTTATTTTGTATATCACTTGATTCAATAAACCTACTGACGTGCTAGTGAAACTCTAGCGAAAAGCATTAAATAGATTTAAGTCTAGCCTGTGAAAAGGTTGCTTCTAGGTGTTAGCAATTCTGCTGACGAATTCTAACTTGGTATAAAAGATGGAGGTCTTATATGAAACCGAGTCAAGCTATATTATCGATGAAATCGATATTAAAGGGTTCTAATACCCCTTACCTACAAGGTAAACCTGGTATTGGAAAAAGTGCAATTGTTAGGAAACTAGCCGAAGAATTTGCAGAAGATAGAGAGATTGTTAATTCAATCAATCCAACTAAAAAACAGTTTGGATTTATTGATTTTAGACTGTCACTTTATGAGACTGTTGATTTAGGCGGTTTGCCTTACATAGACGAAGATAACCAACAAAAGAGAGCCTTCTTAGGCAATCTCCCAATTGGTGGCGAGGGCATATTATTCTTTGATGAATTTGCTCAGGCTCATTCTTCGGTTATGTGTGTGTGCGGACAATTACTCTATGAAAGAAAAATCGGAGAGTACGTTTTGCCTGATGGGTGGAAAATTGTTTGTGCAGGAAACAGGGCAACTGACAGAGCAGGAGCAAATAAAATTCCTACTCAGGTCAATGACAGATGCACAATGTTGAATGTAGATGAAAACATTAACGATTGGATTTCTTGGGCGACTGAGAATGATGTAAGTCCTGACGTATTGGGATTCATTAGTTATGAACCTCAGTACCTTTGCGACTTTGACCCAAAAATTACGACTCCTCAGCCGAGTCCACGTTCTTGGGTTCGTCTTTCTGATACATTGAAAACGAATCCGCCAAAAGAAATTTTGCAACTAGTTTGTGAAGGGGATATTGGCGAGACTGCTTCGATTGAATTTCTTACCTTTTTGTCTTTGAAAAATGACTTGCCGAATGTTCAAGATATTTGTGAAGGCAAAGACGTAGAAATGATTGATGAGGGCGGTAAATCTTATGCTCTAGTTTGTGCATTAGTTTCGATTCTTAAATCGGAAATGGACAATCCAAACGTAGCTAATTATTTTCAAAATAGTCTTAACTATGTTGAGAAATTACCTACTCCTGAATTTGCGATTTTCTATGTTCGTTCTTTGATTGGAGCAATCCCAGACTTAGCAGAAACTTCTACTTATTCCGATTTTAAAATCAGGAATCAAGATTTAGAAGTCTAGGTTGAAAACTGAATTGGGCGAGATGTAAAAAAATATTATTCGCTAGTGAATAAAATTACATCTTGCTCACTTCAATATCTGTCACGAGGTGTGTGCCTCGTCTGATGATGGAACAAAAGTTCCGAAACAGATAACTTTTTATCTAACAGAATGGAGGTTCAAAATGGATAAAAATTTAACTAATACCTTATCGGAAAATTGTATGTTGGTACGTCTTACTGCAAGACATCCTTCAGGCATTAAAGTCGATAAGAAATTAAGAAGCGGTTTAGCGGAAGATACAAAAGTTTCTGACGATAAATTGCTAGGTGTTTCTAAACACATTTTTGGTCGAAATATCAATAAAGAGTTTCGCCAAATTTTAGATAAGTTTAGGAATGACTTTTATAAACCTTTGACTTTACCTTGGGATGATTCTTCATCCCTTGATGACGAGGGAAAAGTTTTATCGGAATGGCGACTTTGCCCTAACACGAATCTTGAACGACTTCAGTATGAAGTTGACCAAGCAACTCTTGTTTGGGATAAAGAAGTTCAAGGTTTTCTCAGAACCTATCCTAAACAAATGGAAATGGCAAAGAGAAACTTGGGCGATGCTTTCAGAGAAAGTGACTACATTGATTTTGACAAATTAAGACAAAAGTTTTTGTTTCAATTTGAAATGACTCCTGTACCTACTTTCGGAAACGATATTAGACTTAACGTCTCAGAAAAGTTAAGGCAGAGAATAGAAGCGGATGCGATTAACAGGTCTAACAAAAACATCAAAAACGTAATGACAATTACTGTTGATGCTTTACTAGAACAAGTTAATCACGTTGCGACTAAACTCAAAGAGTATGACCCTGACAACAAGCAGAAGGGCGGATTCTTCAACAAATCTAGTTTCGAGAAATTGAGACAAGCGGTTGAAGTGCTACCTTCTATTAATCAGGATGTACTAGGCAATAATAAAAATATTGCTGATGCTCATCAAAGTCTTTGTTCTGTTCTTGCAACAATAAATTCTGTTGATTCTCTTAGAGACGAAACAGATTTAGGAAAGCAAAAACGTGAACAGGTTGCCGAAGGTCTTGAACAATCTATTGATGGATTGAAAGGCAATTTGTTCGACAAAATTTATGGAGGTAAGAAAGATGAAAACTCTTGATACCATAATTAAGGCTAGAGCAAAATTGATGAAAGGGCATATTGGCATGGCTAGTATGCTCCTTAATCTTGACTTGGTTGAATGTGAAGAATCAAAGTGCGATACGATGGCGACTGATGGTAAAAGCATTTTTTACTATCCGCCTTTCGTGGATAAATTAACCGAAGCAGAATTGCGAGGTGTACTTGTTCACGAAGCATTGCACGTTGTTTATGAACATCCACTAAGACGTGGTAAACGTCATCCTAAAGTATGGAATATTGCTTGTGATTACGTTATCAATGCTTACTTGTATTGGGATTTAAATTTTGAATTGCCTTTAGGCGGTTTACTTGACCATAAATACAAGGGTTGGTCTGCGGAAAAGGTTTATCAACATTTAATTAAAAATGAAGATGACCTGCAAGAAGCAATCGAGCAAGTCAAGGAACAAAATCAGAATGCGGACATGGAGGATGATTCGCAAGATTCTGAAATACCAGACACTAGTGAAGGAAATATTTCTGATGAAGAAACTGACGAAGATGACGAAGCCGATGGCGGAGAATCTGAGTCAATTGATTTAGATGCTATTCCTTCAACTATTGGCGAGGTGTTGGATGCAACTGACGATGAAGGAAAGCCATTGAGTGATGCTGAGATTCAAGAAATCTCAACTGAGATTCAAAGAGCAGTAGCCTTATCTGACAAGCTAGAAGTAGCTGTTGGAAGCGGTACTAATTCGTCTTGCGGTGGCAGAATGGAAGAATTGAAAGAGACTTCAATTGATTGGAAAGAACAATTGAATGACCTTTTACGTTCTTCTGTTGCTAACGATTACTCATGGTCGAGACTTAATAAAAGGTTTGCTTGGCAAGGTTTAAATTTGCCGAGTAAAACTAGGTCTCCACAAGGTGGCGAGTTAGCGGTTGCAATCGATACTTCAGGTTCTGTATCTCAATACGAATTGAATAAATTTGCTACTGAAATACAAGCTATGGCGGAAGACTGCGGTCTTGAAAAAATCAGAGTTTGCTACTGTGATACTCGTGTTCGTAAAAATGGACAAGGGGAATGGTGGGATTATTATGATTTATCTTCAGGCGATGAATTAGAGTTAGTAGTTCGTGGCGGTGGTGGTACAAGGTTTGACCCTGTATTTAATCTGCTGAATGACTACACTGATGATGCCGAAGACATTCAAGCCTTAGTGTATTTTACCGATGGTTGGGGAGACGTTACTGAAGACGTTGAGCCTGATGTTCCTGTGTTTTGGTGTTGTACTGAAAAAAGCAGTTATTCAGAAGACTTAGCCTTTGGCGAGGTGGTCTATGTAGATACTGCTAGATTCTACGACTAAAAACTCTCTATTAGCGAGTGATATTTGAGGGGTACTCAGATATCACTTGCTATTAGTTTTGCCCTCTATGAGCCTGTATGGAGGTCAAATTTTAAAAACTGATAGCAAAATGTGTGTTTTGCCTGATGAACGTGAAAACGTACCCTTTTAGGAGGGTGGCTCAAAAGAGCCGAAATCAGTTTAATTAACTTTTATAAGATGGAGGTCTTATGGAAAAATTATTGAAAGATGCTTTAGAAATGAGCAAGACAAAATTAGACAGTTATCCTGATTGTCCTAATTCAATGCGAAGCTACTATGAAAGAGATTATCATTCAACGTCACATACCATTAAAAAAATTCTTAATGCTCTTGATGTTGAATATAAGGTTTGTATCGCAAAACGTAATCTAACTCATAGATATCTTATGCTCATGGATGATTTTGAAAAGTACAATAAACGTCTTAAAGCTGTTTATCAAAAATGGAAAGCAGAGCCGAAGGAAAGCGATTGGCACAAGACAAAAGTTAAAGTGCAAAAAGCTTATGAAAATTTTCCTGAAGCTTATGAGTTTCTTCGTAATCAGATGGCTATTGCAAAAGTTTCAGAAGATAAAAAGTTTAAAAATTATCTGTATCGCAATTTTGGAATTGTTAAATCAAAAAATAGCGGAAGATATGTTGCTTATCCAAATTTAAAAATGTCTTGGCATGGTTTTGAAAATTCTATGCCAAAAGATTTTTGGAATGTAGAAGCTGAAACACTTTACGAAATGAAGTACGAAATTGACATGATTGTTATGAGTATTTTTGCAAACGTATCTGGTCTTAAAAGTGATGGTATAACTATAACTTTTACAGAGACTTAAACCTACTGAAGAGATTGTGAGATTCAATCGAAACCAGAACAAGATGAAAAAAATATTATTCACTAGCGAATAATTTTCACCTGATTGTTCTGGTCTAGGTGTTGGCTAACTAGCCAACTTTTTTAAACTAATTTTTATAAGATGGAGGTCTTATGAATAATTTAAATATGAAGGTATTCTATAAAAATGTTTATGGTAATGACCTTTGCTATCCTTCTTGCAACACTGCAAAGAAGTTCGCAAAGTTAATTAATCAAAAAACTTTTAGTAGATATCATTTACACTGCATTTCTTACTTGGGTTATGCCATTGAGATTGTTGCTTATAAACCTAACAAGGAGGATTTATGAGTATTGACAACTTTGAAAAGGCACACTTTAATCCTCTCAATCTTCCAATGGATGAAAGAGTTAAGGAGTTAAAGAAAGTAATGAAAACGCAACTTGGGATAAATTATGATTCTAAATTAATAGAAAAATTAATTCTTGACCAAGATAAAACTCCTGTTTTTATGAACGATACTTATCAAGTTTTAGTTCACGAAGGCAAGGATGTTTTTGCTAGGGAAATGACCGAAGGTATGACTTATCTATCTATCAAAAGAATTGATAAGAAACCTCTAAGGTCTTGGGAAGATTTATACGAAATCAAAAATGCCCTAGTGCCAGATGGTAAGCGAAGATGGGGGGTGGAATTATTTCCGCCTTCTCATCATCTTGTAAACACTTCTAACCAATATCATATATGGGTTTATCCTAAAGGCTATTATCCGCCTTTTGGATTTAAAAATAATCCAAGTCGTCTTATGAATTTTTTCTGGAAGACGTATATGAAATGGTTCGGAAAAGCAGATATCAAATAGAGTTATGGATAGACTGCGAGAAATACAAGAACAACTTGGTAAACTCTTTTCTTTAGAAAGCATGACTAATTTTGACTTCAGTAAGAAGGTTGAATTGAATGCTGACTTGAAAGAGAGAATCGAGGAAGCTTCTTTTGGAAAAATGATTCATCATCCTTTATTGGTTGTCGTGCCAATGACTGAAGATAATCCTTTGAATATAACTCAATACAACTTGCAATATGAAGCTAAGGTTATTCAAGTGCAAGATGCTATTGAACAAAATGATATTCATCGATTTATCTATTTGCACGAAAGACCTTACAGGCATGATGCTTTGTTAAATGCTTATGCTGATTGGTGGATTCCAGATTCCGATGAGGAATATTGGGATGTTATTGTTTCTGCTTGGATAGACTCCGAGAATATATATCAAAACAAATATTCTTGGAAAAGTTTATTAACAGAACAATATGCAAATCCTCATCTAATGATGGATGAAAAAGAGAAAGCCTTTTTTGATTCTTTGCCTGAAGAGATAACAATCTTTCGTGGTGGCATGGATGATAAAGGGTTTTCTTGGACACTAGATAAGGACAGGGCGAATTGGTTTGCTGATAGGTGGCTAATGAATGGCAACTTAGGAGACAAATCTAACGTGACTAAAAGGCATAATACAAATCTCTTTGAGAAAACAATCAAAAAGAACGATGCTTTGGCATATCTTAATGGTCGTGGAGAATCGGAGATAATTTATATTCCTGAAGATGATTAAATAAAATTAAGGCGGTAGCTACTTTTACAGGTAGCTACCGCCTTTTTTTTTGGTCTGAATTTTTCCTGGCTGGGGAAAGTTAAAAAAAATAT